AACAACTTGCCACTCGTCAAGAAAGACAAAGATACCTAGCTGAAGTAGCAGCAATGCGTACCCGTGAACAGCAAGACATGATTGCAAGAGCGCAGCGTATTGATGACTCAGCTAAAAGAGCTATGGAAGCTAGATCTAGAGCAAAAGTAGCCGCTGGTGAATCTGGTATAACTGGAAGCAGTGTTAACGCACTTATAAACGATTTATCTCGACAAGAGGCAGAGTACAGATTCTCAGAAACACAACAAGCTTCAATGATGGACGTAGCAAACCAAATGCGACTTAAAGAAGCTGGTCTTGGTTTTAATAGAAATATGTTACGTATTAACCAGCCTATAGAACAGCCTAATTACTTAGGATCAGCTCTAGGAGGCGCTCAGACAGGACTAAGCACATTTAACACACTTTCAAACGCTGGCTTTAACCAGGAGTTTAAGAAATTCACAGACAACATATAAATATGGCTGAAGAACAAGTAGATCTTAATTTAGGTAAAGTATCATTAACTCCAACCGTACAAGGAGGAGGAAGATTTTCTACCGTAATACCAAAAACACCTACAACAAATTCCGCTTTAAGACTTTCTAGCGGCCTTGCTAATTTTAGTACAGTACTAGGACAGTACAGTAACATTCAAATAAAACGTGGTGAGGAAAAAGCCGCTGCGATGTCTACTGAAGATGTGATATCAGCAATGGAAAACCAACAGAAAGGTGCGGGTATCCCGATAACAGAAAGAATTGGATTTCAAAGAGGGTATTCAGAGGGACTCTATTCACGATATCTTGAAGCTAAAACTATTCCTAGGCTCAACGAACTTAGCTTAGAATTAGCAAATCTCAACGCAGATGAAATAGATGCAAAAGACATTAACGAGTTTGACACGTTTCTACAGGGTAAAATTAAAGAAGTAGAAGACGAAGCTCTTCAATATGTTGATGGCAATCCTTTTCAAATGATGATTCATGGGTCAGTATTTGATCCAGTAAAAACTAAGTTTGCTATTCAAGAAAGATCTAAGTTCGCTGAAAAACAAAACGCTTGGTCTGTCGCTAGAGAAGAAGAGTTAGCAGGAACTGGTTTTATTGATTTATTAAATACTATGCCAGCTCTTGAAAAGGACGGCACACAAGATTTAACACGCCTTCTTCCTGATGAAATAAATAGAATTATAGGTGGCTTTGAGCAAAAAGGATTGGCTTTAAATATACCCGCTGGTTCTAAACCTAAGATGTTACATAGATCTCTTCTTAGAGCAGTAAGAACTTTTGTTAACGATCCTACAGGAATTAGAGCTGATAAATTCGATCAAGCTCGTGATTTCTTAGAAGCGGCCACAAAATCAGGCACAGGGAAATTTAAAGTGTTTTCAAGTCTTTCAGGAAAAGAAGCAATCTCACAAGCATACACTGCTATTGATTCCGCTGAAAGAGCTTTTACAGCTAAAAACGAAACCTTTTCTAAAGAAAGCATAGAAGGTAATTCAGTGTATCAGGCAAAAATGAAACTTGTTAACGAGCAAGATTTAGGCCTAGCTGAAGGCGACCCTCTTGATACTTTAGATTTTTACAAAGATAACGCTTTAGATTTAGCCGAAGAAATGGGCGGGCTAAACGATAGAGAATTTAATCTACTTACTGGTTTTTTAAACGACAGGTACGATGAAATGAGCAAACAGAGAGAGGGAGAGATTGCGTTTATGATGCAAGATTATGGCGTAGGGAATAAATTTACAGCTCAAAACAACCCTAACGCTCTTATTAGAAGACTTTATGATTCTTCTACAATTGAAAGCACAGGAGCAGACCCGTTGTTTACTACATATTCTATTCCTGGACCTTTTGGTATAGAAAGCGGTACTATACAAGTTCCTACAACTATTGTAGCAAAAGAACTACAGCCTTTTATAACAGACAGCTTAACAAATTTAGATGAAACAACAAAGCCTCAAATTAGAGCTGTACTAAAAGATCGTTCTCTTTCTGAAGAAGAAAAAAAAGCAGCAGTAAAAGATATTTCCGATAAAGCTTATGATGCTGAAGTAACGGCTTTGGAAAATAAAGTTAAGGCTTACGTAGAAGAAACGTTTCTTAAAACCAAGCCTGTTACTTCCGCTGAAGCAGAAAGAGAGAAAGCTATAAAAGAGTTAGCTAAAGAAAAAGCGCTTACAGAGGAACAAGCAGAAAAATTACTTTCCAGCCAAATAGCTTCAGAATCTGAAGAAGAAGTTTTTAAAAGCAACAAAGACGGCGATTTAAATCCTGATTATTTTAATGTGGACTCTTTGTCGGGAGTGAGTGCAGGAAGACAATCTATATTTGATGTCCACGTTAGTAAATATAACACTGTACTTCAAAACACACAAAACAAAGGACTTCTTTTAGGAAAACCAGAAGTAGTAGATAAAGCTTTTAACAATTTAAGAATATTAAGACAAAACAACGTACAGGGACTTCGTTCGCGAGCGTCTGAAATGATACGGAAAGACGGGTTGTTTCAGAAAGCTCCCGACGCTACTAGAAAAATCCAACTTGAAGGACAAATGAATGATATTTTGTCGGGACAAGGAGGGCTTACAGAAGGAGAAGCGATTGAGGGATTTGTTCAAGTTGAAGTTCCTCAACCTAAACTTTCTTTTTTAGGACGAGGTGCAGAGACAGTGCAATATCGTCACGCTGTTAAAAGACTGGTCAACGCTAAATTTAGAGACATTCCTATTTTAAGACTGAACACTATTAATAAATTCAATAGCAAAGACCAAAAAGCAGTCGACAGGGTTAATAGAATTATAAACACAAATAAAATTAAAATAGAAGGTAAAATTATAACGGCTCAAGAGTTTGTTGAAGCACAACAAGGCGTGTATGACAGAGCAACCCAGCCCCTAGTACTACCAACTACTGATTAATCATGGCAATTCAAAACTTATTTAAAAAAGGCGCACAAGGCTACGCTGACTACTTAACTTCTTCAGGTAAAGAGTTTAGCGGACAAGGTATTCCTCAAGCTTCAGCAAGAGGTTTTTCAAAATCTATTTTAGATGAAGAAACAGACCCAGTACAACCCGCTGCTCTTCCTGATGAACAAGAAGGATCAACTTGGCAAGACAATGTGTTTGTTGACGTATTAGGCGCTCCCATGAGAGGCGCTATTAACACCATTGATTCCATAATAGATCTTGTAGATACAGTTACTCCAGGAGATTGGTGGCAGTACGACGACACTATGAACAAGTACTTGCCTAGCTATTTAGGGAAAAGCTCTAAAACTGGTGTAGGTGGTTTTGTTGAAGGAGCTACTCAATTTCTGACAGGCTTTCTTGGTTATGGTCTAGGAGCCGCTGGATGGGCAGGACGTATCTCAGGAGCCAGCCGCCTCGCTAAACTTAAAGGACCGTCTTCTCTTTTATCCAAGTCTGGTAAATACGTTGTAAAACCTATAGTAGCAGGAGCTATAACTGACTTTACCGCTTTTGACGGGCAAGGAGAAAGACTTGCAGACCTTGTCGAGAGTAATGAAAAGCTTTCTAATTCACTTACTCGTTTTCTACAATACGAAGGAAACGAAGACGACTCAGAGTACACTGCAAGATTTAAAAACGTTCTTGAAGGGTTAGCCCTTGAAGGTGTAGTCGGTTCCGCGTTGTTTGGACTAGGAAGAACTATAAAAGGACTTAGAAAATATAAAAAAGCTAAGAGTGAAGGAGCTTCTCAAGAAGAAGCAGGGCAACAAGGAGTTGACCAAATAAACGACGCTAAAGACGATGGAGTTATAGACGAGGTTGATTCAAACGCTAGCGCCAACATTGACGAACCAATAGCACCAGAGGATGCAACACCCAAACCTGAAGGAGATCCTGTAGACCAGCCTTTTGATCCCGACACAAAAGAAATAAGTCAGCCAGAAGCTAACGCTAAGTTTGAACAACAACTCGACGAACTTATCGATACAGGAGAGTTTAGTTTGAGAAAAACTGAAGACGGTCAATTTGAGTACCTTCCCGTTGAAACGATGCGTGGAGGTGAGCAAGCTCTTGAGGCTTCTTGGAAACCTATTGAAGATTTAATAGCCAATGAAGATTTCTTAAACGCAATGGGATCTTCAGTAGACATACTAGCTGGTAAAGTAGCAGCAAGTAAACACCTTCAAAAAATAAAAAACTTTCAGCAGTTCTTTAATGAAGACACTATAAGAGGAATAATGCATGTAGCCGAAAAATCAGGCAACGCTAAACTCGAATTACAAAGATTAAAAGAACTAGGAGACATCGGTCCTCATAAAAAATGGCTAGCAGACAACGCTGCTTCTTACATTATACTCCGTAAATCAGCGGAAAGACTTGTAGACATCGCTAAAAAGTGGAGAACTAACATCTACGACGAACAAGCTTTAAAAGAGATAACCGAAGCTCTTACTTTTGTTGACGAAGCAAGTAGAGTGAATTCAATAAGAGCAGGAAGAGACGGCGTAGGTCTTTTAACACGTAAGTTCTTCAAGAGAGGCACTCTTGGTGGATTCCAAAACAAAAGAATAAAAGATGTAAAGGTTCCTGACAAGGATGCTCCTGTTGACGATTACGTTAACTTTATTCAAGAACGACTAGGAAGCGGAGATATGCAGAAACTAGCCGACAGGTTAGCTTCTCTTAGCGCGTTTGAGCAAGTAGAACAATTAATAAAAGTACAAAAAGTAGCCAAGAAAACCAGCGGTAGAAAACTGTTAGATATTACAACAGAGTATTGGATTAATAGTATCCTCTCTGGTCCCGCTACACAAACAGTTAACCTTTTAGGTAACGCTCTTACAAACGCTTTGCTGGTTGGAGAAAGAACTGTAGGCGCTTTACTCGGCGGAGATCCTCAGCTAGCCAAAGCAACACTTCAGTTCGGTATGGGTGCTGAAACTTTTGTAGAGTCGCTGACTGCTTCTAAATTAGCTATTTTAGATGACGAAGCTCGCCTTATAAAAGGTAGCGCAGCTTTTGACGAAAACAGAACAAGTCAAAGAGCCATTACACCTGAAGGGATGCCTTTTAAAGTAGATGAGGACTCAGTAATAGGTAACGCTGTAAAGTGGATGGGGTTGTTCGCTAGGATACCAGGAAGAGCGCTTCTTGGAGGCGATGAGTTCTTTAAAAACCTTTCTTACCGACAGTATGTCAAAACCGAATTGGCAATGGAAGGCTTTGAAAAAGGCAAAAGCGGCAGAGAGCTAGCTAAATATGTTGAAGAAGAATTTTCAACTTTATGGTATAAAGAAAGTGGTTCTGCTTATACCCAGCAAGGACGCATACTTGAAATCAATAAACAACTTGAAGCCGAAGGTTTTAAATATGGAGAAGGATGGGAAGAAGAGTTTCAAAAAAGATTTGAAGCTGTTCCTTTTGATGAAAACAAAAAAGTATTAGCGGACGCTGCTATAAGGTTTGCTAAAAAATCTACATTTACTTCTGAAGCTTCAGAGCTGGCTCCAATTTTCCAAGGTCTATCTAAAGTAGGTAACGTTGCGCTTAAACAACATCCAGTATTGAGGTTTGTAGTACCGTTCCTTAGAACACCGCTTAACATTCTTAACTTTGGTTTAGAAAGAACAGCAGCAGCTCCTTTGTTTTTAGCAAGTTCTAAATACAGAGAAAAAATGTTTGAGACTTTAAAGACAGGAACTCGCCAAGAAAAAGCAGAACTAAAAGGTCGCCTTGCTACAGCAACAGCTTCGACTGCGTTTATGTTCTATTACCTTACAACAAACGAAGAGTTTCTAACTGGAGGAGGACCGCGCAACAGAAAAGAAAGAGATGTATTAAGAGAATCTGGATGGCAACCTTACTCAATAAAATTAGGTGATAAGTATGTCAGTTACCAGCGTCTTGATCCTATTGCAACAATGTTGAGCATAGGAGCTGACTTCAGAGACTATGTTAAATATGAAAACACAGATCCTGACGACGAAGTATCTCTTGGTCTCTATGCAGCAGCAGCTCGTTCTTTTGCAATTAACATGACTGACAAAACCTTCTTAAAAGGAGTCAACAACCTCTTTAACGTGCTTAGAGATCCTGAGTACTACGGTCCTAAATTATTTAAAGACATAGGAGGAGGATTTGTACCTAACATATTTAACCAAACTAAAAATCTAGAATCAGAGATTGTTGTTAGAGAGTCCAGAACTATAGCAGATAATTTATATAGAAGATTTCCTGATTTAGAAGATAAAGTAGCTCCAAAAAGAACTGTGCTTGGTGACGAATTAACAAGAGAAAACGTTTTAGCTAATTATGGAATTGGTGGAAAAGCATTAGGTATTTTTTCTCCTTTTTATACATCTACAGACAAAAAAGATAAGCTTAGTAAAGAAATGGCAAATCTTAGGTATGGATTCTCTATGCCTGATAAAAAACTGTTCGGTATACCAGAGATAGATTTAACAAAAATAAAATCATCTAAAGGTAAATACGACGCTTACGATAGGTTAATGGAACTGTCGTCAACAACTAAGATAAATGGCAAGACGTTGAGACAAGCTCTCAGCGAAGCTGTTAAGAATAAACAATACCAAGCTATATCTGAAGAAGATCTTTACGAAACCACAGGAAAAAGATCTCCTAGAATACAAGTGCTTCAAAAAATTATAAATGCATACAGAACAAAAGCTCGTGGGCAACTTCTAAAAGAAAACCCAGATATCCAAGAGTTGTTCAAAG